GGAGGGGATAGGGCAACCATTACCGGAGGGCATATGGCAACCATTACCGGAGGGGATTATGCAACCATTACCGGAGGGCATATGGCAATCGTTACTGGAGGGGATTATGCAACCATTACCGGAGGTGATGAGGCAACCATTACCGGAGGGGATTATGCAACCATTACCGGAGGGCATAGTGCAACCATTACCGGAGGGTTTGGGGCAACCGTTACCGGAGGGCATAGTGCAACCATTACCGGAGGGCATGGGGCTTTATTGTGCTGGAAATACTGGGATGGCAATCGCTACCGCAAGCACATAGAATACGTTGGCGAAAACGGAATTAAGCCAAATACTCCATATAAAGGGGAGTTTAATGACGGGAAATTCACTGTAACAGAAGTAATATCATGACAACCAAAACCAAAAAACGCACGGAACTATTCCTTGACCCCGGTCACCCGAACTACGCAGAACTAATCAATGCTGGTCTATCCGAGCGTGACTACTGCGAGTTCTATGTAACCAGTGATGGCAAGGCTATCGCATTCAACTTCGACAATTTCGACGAGTACATGAAGTACCTCAGCAAGTTGCAGGGTAGTCGGGTTGAAGTTCACTTTGAAAACGATGTAATTGGCTGGAAATACACAGACGCCTTCTGCCTCGACAACCGCCCTGATGGTGAGGGGTGGGTGAAATTTGAAATCTTGACCTATGAAGACATACTACGCAAGGAGATACCGCATGACACACAGCACGGTAAGGATGATTTGCTGTATTGCACAGCAGACCTTACTTCGTTCGCAAATGATTGCAGAAAGCAAGATGTATTCTTTCGATTCGGTAAGCACGGCTTCGAAATGGAATCAGCCGATCGCAACCTGATGTGTATAGACAATGAGATATACATGGGTATTGTGTTTAACCTTAGCGATGTGAAGCCATGAAAGCAGTACTCACCAAGCTCCGCACTTACATCATCATGCTCACCGATAAAGGAGATGAACCCCTGTATTATTACCTGCGATTTCGGGTTGCTGTATTCGTGATGGCATTCCTGATAATATTGAACTTCGCCACATTCCACCAGATGAAGAAATGGAACAGGGAGGCCAGAGCGAATTTGTCGTATAATATAAAACTGCTTCGGGCAAATAACAGACTGAATCGGGAAAACGATATGCTTGCAGACCTCATGACCTCAAGTGGGCAAATGGGAATAATGAAGTACTACTGCGATGATTTCCGCAGGTGGCAGAATCAGCAGCTTAGGAATGCGAATACAGAAATTAAATAAAACACAAAATGACAAAAGAAATTAAAGCAGAAATTAAGGCATGGGTAGAAGATATTCTATCCGGCAAAGAAGTTGAAACCGTTTCTATGGGAGGAATGGGAGAGGGTTATGAAAATACTATTCAGGAAATAGTATTTGTATCGCTTGCGAAAATAGCAGAAGATACACGAGATGTTGCGGAGGAAGATTTTTTATTTTATGTTAAATCCATTGTTGAATCAGTTGCAACGAAGCCCAATTCGGGATATTCGGGAGCGCAGGTTGGCTCAGCTAAAAATTTTGTGGCAGTTGTCTTTAGGCACGGGATTAGATCAGCATTTGATAAAATGCGGGCGTCAGACCCAAGTAGGATTATAAAGCGCAATCAATTCGGGGTTGTGGATTACAATGATTAATCAAAAATCATTAACGAAAAAGGAGAATAATTAATATGAACTACACCCAGGAACAATTCGATAAACTCCCAAAGTGGGCACAATCGGAAATCAATAAATTGAAAAACCATACTCAATCACTTGAGCAGAGAATCAAGCAGGAATCAGGAGAAGAGGAAACAAACACTTATTTAGGGGTATTGATGGATAAGCACCCAATGGGCAACGGTTCACAAATTGAATTCAATGTAAACGGGCAAAATGGATATGTAACCGTAAGGGTTGATGTTAGTGGTGAACACATCATATTCCAAGGCGGTAGCCATAGGGGTAAAGATATGGTAATTCAGCCCCGTTCAGGCAATATGTTTCACATTAGATTTATTGATTAGGTTATGAAACGAGAGATATTATTCAGAGGCTATTCAGAAGCCCTAAACAAGTGGGTTGAGGGTGATTTGGTGCATGATGCACATGACGGCACAAGTAAAGTCGTTCCGATTGGCATTAAGCGATTAGGCGCTCATGTCGTTGAAGTCCACCCCGACAGCGTTGGGCAGTTCACGGGGTTGTGTGATAAAAATGGGAATAGGGTATTTGAGGGGATGCGGGTGCGCTTGATTGATGGCATAGGCAGGACAAGGAATGAATATATTGTAGGCTTTGATAACGGATCGTTTTGTTTATTCCATTTGCCTGACCTTTTGGATGGGGCAAGATGGGGCTTATTAAGTCGGGTATCAGAACTTGGATGGCAATTACAAATCACAGGCAACACATTTAAACCATAATCACATGAAAAACAAAGAACGAATTGCAATACTTGAAGCCGAAATCTCCCGCTTGAAAGTGGCGAATCGGAACACAAATGAACGATTGACAACGATTGAGGGCGAGTTAGGATTGTCACATCCTGATTACTTGTCAATGGCTATTAATTTAAACTCTTCGGAAATCCCGAACAGTTGCGACCCCATCAAACCCGACTTCATCCCCGACTGGAAGGATGCCCCCGAATGGGCTACACATAAAGCGATGGATAAAAGCGGTATTTGGAATTGGTTTAGCAGTGAGCCATTTATAGATAATTCAGAGTGGATGCTTGGAGAGATTGATGATACATACAAGTTAATCCCGAACCATCCACCATCAGATAAAGATTGGACTGAAACACTTGAAATGCGACCCGAGGCGAAGCAACCCGAAATCATTCACTATGAATATGAACTTGATTTAATTCAGCCCCCACTTGAGGAGAAGCTACATGAACCCGACTACCCCCACCTCCTCCCCGAAGGCTACGAGTTCTGCGAGGAAGGCGAACATGAGAAGTTTGTCAAGGTGGAATTATTCGGAGGCGTAAACGAAGCACCAGTGGGATTCACTTCGGATTACATTATATTTGTCGGCAAATATCTGCCCATCCGCAAAATCCAATACAAGGCGACAACCCATGAGATAGTAGATGCCGTCCCTGACCCGTACATGCCCGATTGGTCGAAAGCACCGGAGGGAACTGTAGCGCATGTATTTAACAATCGGGATTGTGGAAGTATGTGGATTGTCAAAAGCCATAATGCTTATTTATTTAAATCGGCAGAAAACCAAATACCCCCCGACCTCGATTGGAAGCAGAGTTTGAGAGTTAAACCGAATTGAATATGAGCAACACAACCACCACCGCAGTAGATTGGCTTCGAGAGAAGGTACAATCTAATTTATCAGAACCCATGAGCCCGAAGTTTTTGAGATGGGAACTGCAATGAGTAAACAAACTTATGATAAAAATTACAGGAAAACAACGGCAGAATTGTATGACATGTATTACAACGAAACCTATGGCAAATCAGAATAACACCACCGCAGTAGATTGGCTAATCAGCAAACTACCGAAATTTCCACCTGACACCATACCTGATGAAGAGTGGTTCGGAATTATCGGAGAAGCCCGTGATATGTATCGGGAGCAACTTACCAACCTCGTCCAGTCGCTGATGGATTACACGGCTGAATCCCACAATATTCTGGGACATGACGACCGTGAAGCCTCGGAGTTCGTGGATATTTTTTTGAATGGATGTAAGCATGGAGAATAACAGGATCAAACAGAAGAAAGTTACAACAAAACCTATGGCAAATCAGAATAACGCCACCAAACTCCGTAAAGATCTCCATGCGCTCATAATGGATTACGAGGCAATCCAAGAAGAGGCGAAGCACCTCAAGACCCTATTATACCGAATGGTAGCGACACATGGAAATCAGATTGAACCTATACCATATTTGCCTCGCAAGGGTGCGAAGATACATGAGATGCGGGTTAGGATAGATGATGACGGCATCAAGTTCAGTTCATCCCATACGCTCAGGTACATCCCCAATAACAGCGAAGCGGAGGTGTGAATTACCCTGATAGAAGTCATTTAATCGGACGCAAGTACAAATACACCCGAAGCGACAATGTATTTATACTCGTTGAAATTGACAGGTATCTCTATAAATTTGCGTGCGGGCATTGGTGTACCGATTCCGTATTTGTGGACTTAATCGACATAAAAACAGGCATTCAGAATTACAAATTATTAGGCACTCAATTAACTATATTTTAACCCCATGCCCAACCACGTAAACCACCACACCCACTGCAATCAGCCTGACTTCACCAAATTCACACGCCATCAACTTGAACGGTGGCTATACTTTGCCGAACACGGATTGGATTTGTACACCCGCAAGCCTAAGATATGTAAGACGAAAGAGGAGCATCAGGGTATGCTTGCGAAGTTTAAGGCAGAGATTGAGGAAATTAACAAATTATTATTATGAACAAGGAAACAATCCCATTAGTAATCATTGCAATATTTGCAGGAATAGTACTGATCTGCACACTTGCTGTATTTGCCGTATTCGACTTAATTGTATTTGTGCTGACGTTCGGCCGGATAAGATTCAAAGTTTTGAAATCCGCATGGAAGGATTTTTGCGAAGCGTGACACGATTATTTTACTATCTTTGTATCGAGCCTTCCAACTCGTGATTGTTTTATGGATAGGTGATTACAAAAAGAGGGGAGCACCCAAACTCCCCCTTTTTTTTATTTCTACTCGAAAAACCATCTGACCCAAACCGAAATCATGATGTTTGAGAATCCCCATAGCGGAATGACCAATAATATAACTTGAACCATACTCAACTCCATCGGGATGAAATCGGGAAACAGCGTACAAACAATCAGGTAAACCATCCACGTGATGTGAAAATTAAAGCAATGAGCGCACTTACCCAATAGGGATGCCACGGGATGGTAATTCCCATTCTCATAGTCTTTAAACCTCCGGTTTCGCCAAACCGCAAACCATGATAGTAGTCCGCCTCCGCTGGCGTCCATTTCCTGCAAAAGCATGAACGATATCGCACTGGCAATAATTGCCAGGGTATAAATGAATAAAATTGAATCTATCATAACGATATTACATTAGTGAATTGAAAGAATATTTGACCATCCGCTGTGGTTACGAATTTCATGTCACTGGCTTGAATGGCCACCACTCGCATTGAAATCGTTGGGTAATTCTAATTCATTTCCCAATGTCCCCGCCACCGTTACGTTTCGCCACCTACCGAATTGGAAGCATTGGAATACGTAATTCCCTGTTGCCGAAGCCAAAATACCCGTATTTATTGCCGTGCCGGATTTAATCGCGCCAAGGTCTTTTACTGCTAATTTATTCATGACTAACTATTTTTCTTTGTTACGAACTGCCTGCATCTAATGGCGTCCCTCGTAAAGTTAAGATTAAAATCAATTCCGATGGTTAATAGGTCAGGTGAATATGAAATAAACCTGTTATCGGTTTCATCAGGGAATTGTCCGATTAGGTCAATGTATGACCGCAAAGCAACGGCACATATCCGCAAATAATGCCAATTCATTAATGACCCTATCTAATACCTCGTAATAGTCCATGTTATAAAATACGCCAACAAACCGCATAGGGATGCCGACGTTGTCCTCTCTAATCGTTGGCGATACATATTCACCTCTGCTGTGATTAATGGCTTCACCGCCTTTATATCGAAGATAGAACCAATTGCCGAAACGATCGTCGGGCACGATGTGTTCGTAACTATTTGTGTCGCCTTCGGGGCGGTACAAAATTGAACCCGATTCGTTGTCGAGAAATGCCGGAGCAAGACTTCTATTCCAGATGTCGTAATCCGCAACTAAATGCGATTCCAATAGTTTTATAACGTGCAGGGTTTCAGATGTCATTTCCTTTTCTTTCCTTTCTCGTATGCCTTAACATGTGGCTTTTCAGGCTTTTGTTGCTTCTCAACGAATTTAACTTTAGTGCCTTTGTGATTGGCAACGATTTTATTATAGACTTCGCCCAAATCAGCCTCGATTATATCCCGTGCTTCTGTTTTTTCGTCTTGACTAAGTCCAAATAAATCTGATACTTGTAATCCGATTTGATCGGTTACGTTTCGGGCAACCCCTGACGTTTCATCACTTGCGAATCCGTATGTTACCTTGGTTTCACTTTGACCAATTACATTCAATGAATTAAACATGTTGTCGGTCATTTGGAAGTCTTTGTATTCGACTTGACGGCCTCTTTTTTCTCTGCGCTTTTTGTACGGTGCGCTTCGATACCTCAATGTACTTCCGTTAATTGTTGTGCCTCGATTAAAGACCCTCCACTCCATATTATTGGCAGATACCAGCATCGCATTGAATAATATGTTAGGCATGTTTACCCTCGTGGCTTCTGCCATTCTATTCATTAATCGATGGAAGTCCTTAACGGGTATCATTGCAATTTACCCGTTGTCGTGCGGTATGCCGTACATGTTCTCATTTACGGGTTGTGAATCCTTTTGACCTAAAAGTCTAAGAAATCCACTAATAGAAACGAATGATTTTTCAACGGCATTAAACACCTTGTATATAACATCTTGCGTTTCTTGTGGTATAAATTCATCCCAGCTTTCAATTAGCCCAGATAATACAAATAGTGCAATTGATGCAAATATTAAATAATTACTTACAATCGCAGCCCATGCGGGAGTAGTTAATTTGAATCCCTCCCACCCTATTACGGTTTTTTTGTTAATTCTCATGTCCTTATTACCCTCGTTTTGGCATTTTAATAATTCCACCTTTCCGTCCGGAATTATTACCCATTTTTTTAATTTTTAATCCGGCAGAACTTTTCTTACCGCCTCCGCATTTCTTACCTCCCCCGCAGGCGTATCGCCTTGCTTCGAAATAATTGTTATCCAACATAAAAACCTCCTGTACAAATTATACACTTTGTTTGATTCCGCATTTTCTGAATTACAGCAGTGGCGGTATCTCTGAACTGCTTTAAATTTCTATTTATTTGCTTTTCCCATTTGTTAAGCATCTCTTTTCTTTCCTCAAGTTGCCGTGTCGTTGCCGGCGTAGTTCTGCCAACGGGAATTAGGGAATGATTAAGTAGATTATATGCAACTTGATATAATAGTGCCTGACACCATGAATGACTTTCGACAAATGCACAAGCGAGTTTATCAATACTACAAACCATCTGCGCCTTTACAACAATGCCATATGCCTCATGATTCGTATTTGTGCCATTGAACCCATCAATACCTAACATGCCCAATGCAGATTTTCCGTGACATCCACGGGCACAACCTCCAATCTTTACGGATTGCGTTGGAATTCCGGTATTATCACTTTCCAAATAAACAAATGGTTCGTGCGTAATGGTTTCCAAATTTATAGTAATTGGTTGAAATGCAGTAACAGCAACGGTCTCAGTCCAAATGTTTCCGTATTGGGTTCTTAGTCTGAAATCAACACTGCCTGTATAATTGCCGGGATAAAAAGTAAATTCGGAAATGAATATACTGCCGTACTCGTCAATTATTTTACCGTTGCAACGCTCCGATTGAATGCGAACGCCACGCCATCCCGAAAATGCGGTATTGTATTGTGCCTCAACTGGACGGCTAATATTGGCAGGTAATATATCAATGCTATCCGATAGCACAAAATACGACTGCAAATGACTTACGGTTTTACTTTGGATGTCATTAATACTTTGATTGTAAACCGCATTAAAGAACTCATCTGCGTTGTCGTAATCTTCGGGTACGATCTGATTAATGAAACTCCATGACATAGCCGGAAGGGTATTTACATACAACCCCTTTTTGGATGGCAAATTAGCCACATCACGAACACCGATTATGTCGTTTAAGCAATTCATTATCTGCGTTTTTTGCCTTTTGTATTGCCTGGTTTTGGATCGTCTATGTTTTCATGATCGTCTATGTTTTCATGCTCAACATGGTTTGATACCGGTAATTCCACGTTGTCCAATATATAACACGGCAATGTCTTGCCCGCACCGATGCGAAGTATTTGCTTAATCTTCATGCCGAAACGCATTAACACATCACCGATTTGCGCGCTGATGTCAATGCGGATGGGAATGCCTAAAAATCGCTTGTAAATTACAATTGTGAGCACTCCATTTTGGTATTTAGGTCTGACCTCAAATCCTTGACTTTGTAACTCATGATCCATTGTAAGCAATGGTTTATGATATTCTGATGGAATGTTTTTTAAATACATGATTTCAATGGTTTACTAATTGTCATGAGTTTCGGGGATGATGGTATTTCACACCACCCCCGATTTAAACTCACTTCGGAAACAAACAACTCTTATGTGGCAGCATTCCATTTAACGACGCCGTTTACGTTGAACATGGTATCGCCAGCACGGAATGCATTCGTGTATGGATATACAATTGTAAATCGCTTGCGAAGCCAAACAATTGTCTTCATACAATCCGCATCTAATTTAATATCTACGTCAAACCACAACCCGGACTGAGGATGTTGCATTGCGGTTTTCATATGCAATGAATTGTCTAATGAAAACTGACCAACATTCATTGCGTAATTAGGCATAATGATAGCACCCGGCTTGAATGCAAGGAAATTCTCGCCACCCCAAATATTCTGTGCTCTTTTGTCAAGGTAGAACTCATTAGCACCAATTTGGCTAAGGTCTGCGCCTTGATTATTACAGCACCCAATGTCGATGAATTGCAATGCCTTGCGATAATCGCCTGCCCCAACAGATATAAATCGAGGTGCGCCAATATCAGCCATGCCGTTTTCCATGTCAAAGATACCCTCAGCATTTAATCCGGAGGGAGTGCCCTGAATCAGATCTAATGCTACTGGATTTGTGCCGGAATTAACAACGCCTCCGAAGTAATTACCCCAATTTGTATTGATTGAATTCGCAACTACTACGTTCAATTTTTCCACTCCGGCGTTCATGTACTGAGTCATGTATTTACCCAACTGCCTGCCAGGATTGCCACCATCACACATTTCACGCCACTCTTCTAAGTTCATTTCGAATTGGGCTTGAATAGCCATATCTAATTTGTACTCTTGGGCTTCAATGGGTTCAGGCACATCGGCATTATTTGGGAAGCAGTCTGACACACTATCTGAAAATGCTGTTTCATTTTGACGCTGTGTGACCTGAATCTGAACACCTTTTATTTTACGTGTCTTGCCTGTGCCTGTCGCAACGGGCTCAAGGCTTACCGCCCCTGTATTACGAAGGCTTGTTATGGCATACACACTGCCATTGTCCTCTTGAAGCAATTCAGGATTACTTTCTGATGTAAATATTTCGTCCATGCCAACCTGTATTTGGTTGCATATAACTGATAAATCTAAAGCCATTATAGTGGTATTTAGAGGTTAAACAAAATTGAAATTTGATTCCATTTTGTACCCCGGTGGAGAGCCGGAATTACGCAGAACAGGATTGCGTATTTTTACCCCTGTAAATTATTTGCTACAAATATACGAAATAAAATAAAACACCCGCACAAATAATTAAATCTGCACGGGTGAACCAATCATGAAAAAAATGAACAACCAAACTTATTCTATAATACCATCTCTTTGTTTTCTCTGCTGGTCTAATTTGCGCTGACGTGCGGAATTAACTTTGTCGTTACGCTCACCACCCGCCGGAACTGGTTCGGGTTTGCCACTACCCCCATTGGATTCCTTAACATAGCCCTTTAACGTGGGTTTAATAACATCTACGAAGTCCGCATCGGTTAAATCCTTCCCTGTTGCCTTATTCTTTGCCCGTGTTCCGTCTTTGTCGTAATACTCAAGTGTGCCATTGTCGCCTAATTTAACTTCAATGCCGGTACTCGCAATGCGCTTTCTGACGATGTCGGTAAAATCAGGCTTTAATTCATCAAGTACGGGCACGGTATCGAACAATCCAAATAATTTCTTATCCCGTGTTTCCTGCATTTCTTTTGCCTTGTATTCGTTGTGAATGCCGGGAATTACCTCGGAATTTATCTTAGCAAGTTCAGCCTCAAGTGTAGTAGCTTTGGTTTTCCATTCGTCAGCCGTTGCATCGGGCTTGCCCTTTGCCGTCTTAATGATTTCCGTTACTTCGTCAAAGCTTTTGCCTTCAACGTCTTTTTTGCTGATACCCATTGCCTCAGCAAGTAGGCGTGCGGATTTCATTGTGCCCTCATCCCTGTATTTCTTTTCCAGTTCTTTTAATTTATCCGGTGTGAACTCGGGGTGCTTATCTTTCCAATAGGCGACCTTTCAATGCTAACTCGTATGTTTCTTTTGGGATACGGGCTGCTGCGATTAATGAGATTATGTGCTTATTCATTTTCAGCCTCCTTTTGAGATTCCAACCATTTCAATATAGCCTTGTCAGGAGCGGTAAGGGTTGTTTTCCTGAATCCCTGTGCCGACATTTTCGCATGGAGTTCGTCAATTTCATCTTGAGTAGGCGGTACAAATTCACTTGTTTTCTTAGCGTCTGATTCCGCTTTTTTTCTTGCCTTTTCGGCTTCGGCTTCTGAATTGTCCGGCTCACCCTTTTGAATCTTTGCTAATTCTTTCCGGCATTGTTCAAATGTGCCCTCCAACACTTTTTTACATCCCTGATAGGCTTTGCTGCCTTCATATTGGGTCTTTAGGCAAGTCGAGTAATTGCCTTTTGGAGTAATGAATAAAATATGCATAACGTTTTTGTTTTGTTGCGAAGTGAAATTTAAATCGGAGTGGTAATATGATTAATGGTTTCGCCAGTTAATTGTTCCAGCAACCCTGATCTGCGGACTATCAATAGTGGTATTGAATATCCTTGTACCAACGGGAGGTGGCCCCCAATTAAATAGGCTATCCCTCTGAACGGTTGTAACTGGCAGTGTCAAAATACTCAATACGGGTTCACGAAATTTATACCAATTCCAATAATCCACGATGTCCTGATTTGTACTACATGTCGAGCAGTCGGCTTCTTGCGGAATAAACTTCGTTACGTCATAACGCTTGACACGGGTATCACCCAAATAGAAGTCAATGGTATCGACTCCAACGGTATCAAGTACTGCCAATGGATTACGTGTACCAAATGGGGCTTGCGCACCAATTCTGTAACTGCCGTTGCGATTAGTACGGGCATACCACGTGTTAAGTCCATCGGATGCTGCTGCGACTCGTAATGTGTCGGGGGTTTGTGCTTCTACTTCAATGGGGGGTACAAATGCAACTGCCATAAGGAGCACGGAGAATAAGATTTGAACTAATTTTTTCATAAAACGTGAAAATGTGTGAAAGTAAAACAATGCAAATATACGAATTTATTGTGGACGATTAATATTCAGAAATACCTGTCGTCCGGAAAGAAACTGGGGTAATAGTTTATTAGCTAATGCCTGTAATGCAAGCATACTATTAATTACGGAATCATTACCTGCGCTTAATCCCGGTGCAAGGCAACCCAATAATTGACTAGGTTTATTCGCTACGTGAATCCTAATACCTGAACGCCCTGGCACGTTAAGCACCTCTAACATGATTTGCTTAAACCCTGGTGACCAACTCAATATAAGCGGGTATCTACCGGGTAGAATTGCCTCTGATTCATTAATATCAGGCGTTGATTTGTCGTCACGGGCATTGCTACCCGTGTATGGTCTTTCAAGGATATAGCATTCCCTTACGGCATTTTGTGTACCGATATGCAACGTACTTATACTTGATGCCCGGGTGAATTTATGAGGGATTAGGTATAGTTCCAAATCCTGCGGGGCGGGTATCATGGATTGAATTTTATTCCCTTTCATCTTTTTTGCCTGTAAATATAAGCCTCGAAAATAGTTTAATCATTTTACGAATAAACCAACCACCAAATGCGCCGGCCATTCCGGTTACAAATGCGGTGAAAACAATGTACAGAAACTCTATACTCAGGACAGGTACGGAAGCCATAGTTACGCTGAATTTATTAATTGCACCACTGAAATAAGTCGCTGTACTTGTTATTGCTCCCAGCATCATTGCAAGTGCGGTTTTCATTGAATCATCAAGCCTAATCATTTCCATTATACCATTCCTCCCAAGTTTGCGCCTGTTCCTGTGTTGCCTCTGTTGCATCCTGTGGTATTTCAATGTCTTCATTGTCGCCTGCCTCAATGCAATCCGATATAGAATATATTCCATGAAATACACCCACGGCAACTTGTTGTTGAGCCTTAACGGTACGCATTCCTGCACGTGTGGCTACTCTGTAATATTTGCTTATTTCTATCATAACGAATGCAATTTAATTTAATCTGTACACATAAACAACACTGCCTACGCCGTAATCAATTACCCCAGCCGTAGCCGAACCGAATCTAATAGAGGTCATATTAGTTGTGTTGTTTTTCCATACTCCGTTGCCAATTAATGGCAATCCCACCGTGGCTTGTGAGGCTTGTGTAATTCCTTGTTGCCATTGTATCATACGATTTACTCCCGTTTGTGCGTAGATGTCCAAGTCCAGTGTGGTAAGCGTATTTCCATTTTGTACGCTACCAACGCCTATTTGACTTGCATTGTTTGCAACCTGAGTACTTGTACTGCCTGCGTAGGCATATCGGTAGTCATAAGAGGCTGTTGCTACGTTATTAAATTGCATTGTCATGAGGTCATTTGCGCCCGGGTTTACAAGTAGAAATTTTAGGCAGTAGAATTTATCCCTGTCACCGTCGAGGTCTGCAATTAAAATTGTGTCTTGGTCGCCAATTAAATAGGTCGTATTGGCATCAGGTGGCACGGGTGCAGCTGTTACAATCCTATACACATGGTATAGTTTCATTGTCGGGATAGTGCCCGAATTGTGTGCATTTATCCTCGTTTGCAGGCTATCAATTGTGGGTATGGTATCACCACTTACAATGAATAAGTAGTCGCTGAATTTCCATTTTATGACCTCAATTGCACCGTTATTGATTGCGATTTTATCGCCATACAACTGGTTGCCGTATTTCTGTGCGTAGATATCAGAAGCCGGAATGACACGAATATTTAAACCCTCGGCAATTTGGATATTAGAGGCCACTTGTGAGATGGTCACAGTGCCCTGATAGGTTTGTGCGCTTACATTTGCGTAACCCATGATGCCAAACAATGCCCAAATTAGGGATTGTCTCAGTTTAGAAAAATTATGAAGTCGTAACATCTGGTTTGAATTATTATAAGTGGAAATTTTTTATTCATCTTTTGCGGGTCTGTAAATCGGGAATGTACGATGCCTACATCTGTACCCGCCTCGATTTTGTGAGAAATTCTTTGAATTCGTGCCGGGTCTCATGCCTCTTCTCAGGTTTTTATCGGACAAATATTTTGTCAGCAATTTGTCCAAATCATTAGCAGGAATTCTGCCCTTCAAGTTGTTTACTACATGTACACAAAACGGGCGTGAATCACCTATTAGGCTACCAACATATCCCCATTCCGTTACGCCGTATTCATCTGCGAACCTTTGATATATTGCACCCTCATAGCCCAGTACGGCGTCAGTAACTATCTGCGTGGTGTACCGTGCCATTTTGGCGTATTCCTGACCGGGTTTCTTTTTCAGCAGTCCATCAAGAAATTGAATGGTTTGCTTCGTGCTCGCACCAGCACGTATATTGTATGCCACGGCTTGCCTGATGGGTTGCATGACTTCATCACTGAACGAAGCCCTTAATGATTGCACAAGGGTTTCACGAAATGCCTCACGTTCTGCACCTATACCTAATACGTCTAACCCATTTGCAACCTTTGACGGCCATTTATATTGAATCAAGGTTTTACTCGCAATGGATTCGATTTCTGATGATTTTCGAATAAGTCCTAATATCGCATTGGGGTAATTACTTCCACCCATTGCGGTATTTATTTCAACTTCGAGTTCCGCCCAAACCGTAGCCATTGCCGTGGTCTGCCTGCGATTGTACTCACGTAAAGCCTCAGGTGTAGCCGGTACGGGCTTGGGTATATTAAATGCGCTTGCGTTATTGGCAATGAATTTACGAAGCCTCGCAATAATAGCCATTGTGGCTTCATCACTGACTGCGGTTATTTCGTCTAATATGTCATCGAGGAATTTATCCATTACTCGTTAATATCGAATGGGTCAATTATGGGTGTCGTAATAAGTGCGCTCAAATTCATTGCAAGAAATTCGGCATCCATATCTGCAAATATCTTTTCATCGGCGTTGTATATCCAATCAATACCATTACGTGCAATTATGCGTGCAATTATCGCATCACATGCAATGTGTTTTTGCATTAACTCCGGCTTCATTCCGCCCACCATTACGGCTTGCCCTGATTCGACTTCCCCTTGTCCGTAAAAAACATCCCACATTTCTTTGATTTCGATGATGCGGACGGGTTCATCTTTCCCGTTGGCTTGAACCCGTGCAAGGTCTTTCTCATACTTAATCTTTACCGATTTTGAAACGAATGAATTATTCAAAACTGTTATGTTGTGAATCATTTCGTTTTCATCGAGTACGTTATAATCTAATGGGGGTTCAACACTTGGAACTATTATAGGTGAACTTCCATGTGTTAGTAATTCGGCGAAATACATCATTTCCTGAATGGTATTCAGAACGGAATCACCTATCTTCTTTACCATTGATTTACTGCCGTCATTACCTGCAACGACTTGTTCCGCACTCATTACCTTGTCGGTATCTTTCAGCCATACATCATTCTCGGCACGTTTGGCAAAATCGAATGCGTTGTCATAAAGTATCTTTACTTCATCGGGTACGCCACGGATGATACTAATAGGCTCTGTCACAAAGTCCTTTTCGTTCATTCCGGCGGGTACACGCCTGCGGACATATCGCCCTAATGGATTAGGTAATATTAATCCGTGTCCGCCACAGGTATGGCAGGTGTGGTAATTACCGTCGTCACCAAGTATCATCCCCGGATATGCGGGATTAGTGCCACATGCTCGCTCATTGCAAGGCGTAAACTCCTCAACCCGTATGGGATAGCCACAGGATAGCAACGCAGCCTCGGCATCTGCGAAGTGCGTCAATGCTGTATTTGCACTCGGAATGAAGCCAATGAAGAAAGACTCCTTGTAATCTACATAAAAGGGGAATTGACTATTCAGTGTATATGACGTACCTTTTTTATTATAAATATATGGGTCATAGTTTACCCCGAATTTAGCTTGTGCCGTGAGGTTGTTATATGGCGTGTTCGCATTGGTTTGCAGACCTGGCATTTCGATTAACGGTAATACGCCTAAGCCATGTCTGTAATATGGCTCACTAACCCAGTCGCCACGATCGCCAGTCCGATATAATTTGTAATACCATTCACGGTCGATAGCCCAATACTCCATTTCGGTGTATTCATTCTTTTTGCCATAGGTATAACGAACCTCCGGCATGCAGAACGTAATGTATTCACCCTTGGTATGCTTCGGCAAATCGCAGATATAAATGCTGTAAATCATGTACGGCTTTATATCTACCTTTACGCTGGGATTAATCAACCCTTCGCCGTATGGCAACCACGTAATGAATCCATTGGCGTCCTCTAGTAGTCTGCGGTATGCGAACTCCCTGAACCAACTGAATAGATTCTTGTTATTGAACCTCGGTGCATTGAGGTAGTCGAACAAGTAATCACTGCTTTCATACTTGAATCTTACCGACAGAATCCGGCTTAGTTTATCCTCCGCCCTGAGCCATGCGCCCTTTAAGTGGGCTTGATAATTGAGTATTCTATGATTATAGAACTCATCGGGTTCGTTGGGTCTTCGCAATTTGAAAAAACGCCCTACATTGAACCCTCGGGTATGTGTCGCAACCCCATAGAATTTTTCACAATACCTGTCAAATTCGGCAGGGCGGTTTGTCGATAAAAATTCAGCGGGATTAAATGGCATAATGCCCGAAATTAATACAATTGGCGTAAATTCAATAATGCCACAGGTGCGGGCTGGAATTGACCTCCTGTATTGAACCTGATGTCACCCATGAATTTACGAGATTCGAGTGCGGTTTCACCTGATTGCTCAGTAATGTTTGAACCGTCGATGTTGTAAAATCCATAGAAGGAATTGGGTGCATCTGTTTGCAACCATCCCAAATGAACAGCGTTGGGATTCCATTTCAGGGCATCGTATAAGGGATGCTTTAGGGATGATACGTTCGGGGATATTACCGTTGGGTCATACGGAATATCGGCATCTGTAACCGTAATGCTGTATGTTTCACCTGTGGTGTATTCACCACCTCTCGCATTGGTGTCAGTGGTTTCAGTTGGTGCGTTACGTACTGCCTTCATATGTGGAATCAAGATTACGTTACCGGATAGTTTCGCAGCCGTCCATTCTGCGATGTCGGTTACATCTGTAAAGATATAGGAGCACAATTTCAGTACGATTAAATCAATACCGGCGGCTTTCTGTTCACGAATACAATTGGGGGCAAAAGCCGGAAATACAGGGATGCAATTGCATAAATCTGCCATAACAAACAAATAATAAAATAGTACCACGGTGGCGGTGGATCGCCTTGTTTGTTTTCCGATACAAATATAAGCAAAATATATTAAAAACAACCTGAATCTTGATTCGTCAATTGCAAACATATCGCCTACCGATGAATTTCGCCTAACGCCGGATGTATTCACCTGTATGCCGTCAATGATTGTCAGTGGCGCGCTAAATGCAGACAGCAGCATCTCTGCGACATAGGGCGGTACGGGTGTATTGCCATATAGACTATAGGTACGCCATGAAGTAACCCGAACGGGTGTGCATTCCAAATCGGGTATCTCCCGTTCAATTACGGCATCGCTTAGCCTGAATCTCGCAATCAGGCATACCAAATTCTTGTAGCGTGAAGTCCGCTTTGCATAGATTGACTTAGCCCACAGGATTTGAGGCGGGGTTTCAGTGCCCTTGTATTTCGAGAAGTTTACATTCGATTGTATCGTTACGTAATTCAATCCTACACAATCAATGTCTGGATATTGACCATCGACACAAACTATACCGGCACAATTAAGACATTCCGCATAGCAATACCGCTCACTCCTGTATTTTATGCCGTCTCCTGTAGTCCACCCAAATTGGCGAACCTCGAACTCGATATAGAATTCATCCGGTACACCTGCGCCACGTGCCGGCATACAAAATTCAATTTGTTGATGCCATTTATACCACGCCTGAAAAGGGAATCCCGTAGATCCTATTTCATCTCGCTTGAGATAAACCGATCCGTTTGTAATTAGCGCTTCACTTATGGCATCATTTACAGGTATGCCGTTAGCCCCAAATATCCGCATTCTTATAGTCCAATTTGTTGGGTTCAGCGTGCTGTGATACCATGTATGTGTAATGCCTTGCTGGCCACTAATGAACTGTTGCCACGAAATCGCATTTGGTGCATTTCGTGTATTCTGAATCATGAACTGAAAATACATGCACTGCGATTCTTGAACGGGCTGGCAATATTTCAAATTGCCACAGGAATCACCGCCTGTATTCGCTTCGGTTGGAATATCGCAACACCAATCTACCTCACCATCACATAGGATATTTGGCAGGTAACTAACGGCCTCGCAGTCGTCGCAGTCGTGTACGACGTCAATAGGAACAACGCCGTCAATTACGTCTATATCTACCGGAGTGCCTACGGGTGTGCCACCTCCGAAGTCTATTTCTTTTACGATTCTCATAACTTATAAAGTATGTGCAGATTGAATTTATAATCCTGATACAATTCGCCGGGTGAACGCTCCGCACCGTTAGCCAGCCAACTGGGAAAGTCAAATTCGAATTGGATTTGTGTTGAAGTAGTTGCAATATTCGATATGTAGTCGGAGGTCACGGGCAACATAAACGGATTGGCTATTCCGGCTTCGGTCATGCGATTATTCCGCTCGGGCTGGGCTTCTATTGCTATTCCGGCAAATTCTACCGTGGCGTTAAAATCTGCGGTTATACGCATCATGCCGGTTTCAGGACATGGGTACTCGATGGGATTCCAAGTAATGCCGTCATTATCTAACTCTTCGAGGTCGTAGTCGTCGAAGTCGGGTAATATATCCTCTTTGGGTTTAACCCTGTTTATAACATTGGAGTAGGTATAAATTTCTGTATTTCCCAATATGCCAAACGTCAGCTTCCATGTGGTCTGAATATTTTTCAGCACCATTGAGAACGACGGGGGCTGTGGCGTTTCGCAGGATTCAAATAGCACGGGAGTAATGTCCTGACTATTGGCATTTGTAATGAGTAGAACATTACCTGCAAATACCATGTCACGAGGGGCATCACCTATTGGATATTCAGCCAATTTCGATATGTTCACGGGGTCGAGGACGCATAGCAAATCTGCACCATTGCATAGCAAGTAAATCATTCCGTCGAGGGGGGACAACGCCAAACTACCTAATGCGCCTGACGGCATCGAATACGTTGTAACACTGAATCCGCCTGTATCAATTTCTGCAATGGTATTAGTGTATGTCGCAAGCACTTTAGATGTAGGCGTAAACAATAATCGGAATGGTTGGCCAGCAAGTGCGACGGTAGCGACAACATTTAGTGCCGTATCTAATACGGTTACATTTGAACTGCCGAAATTAGTAATGTATATTTCCTGCGTTTCGGGGGCAAATATTATATCAATTGGCTGTGTACCCACCGCTATTGAGCCCGTTTCAGCATCTGATGTGATGTTAATTTCGTGAACCGTATTTGACCCGAAAGCCGTGTAATAAACGTTGTTATTGTTTCGTGCGAAGCGTTGAATACCCGTACCCGTAATGCCTGAAACAGCGGTTATATTGAGGGTATAAATATTGATTATACGTACTTGATTGCTCACACTACACGCCACGTAAACCTTATTTAAGCCGTTGAGGTAAATAATCCCTGCTGGCGAATCCCCTGCTGTAAGCGCTATATTTGGCAGTAATTCAAATGTATTCAAATCCAATCTCACAATTAAATCATTTGTCCTATCACAAGTCCACATCTGATTCAATTCGGGAATAAATATTGCCCCATTCAGATTAGGACTACCACTAACGGGTATGCTTTCCGCTACCGCAATTACGCCTGCCTGACACTCTGAAACAATTTCAGGATTGAGTATGTTTTGACCATCAATGTTAAACCAATTCTCACTTGTGGTTTGTCGCAAGATGTTGTCGGGTATCGTAAATGGGAATACGAGATTTAGAAATTCATCACTGCTTCGGTTTACAAATGATGGAATACCACGTAATTCCGAATCGTTCACCCATTTGCTGAATCGCCTTGAAATTCGGGGATTGAAATATCTTATTTCGTTGCCTTCATCTGTTATTTCAGATACCCGTAATTCAACGGATTGCAGTGCCTCATATGCCGAACTAATCTGACCGCCCGACTTCGTATCAATAATGGCATCTATACTCGCCATATCGACAAATAACTCGGCTTCCAATTGTGTGTTTACAGGCATCCTGATATTCCTATTTGCCAGTTTACCATTGAATACATTTGTAGTAATATCAGATACAGCCAGCATCGGTAGGTGTTGGTCGTCATAATTTACTACTTCTATTTGACGGCTAATTGAACTCCTTACTTGCGGATTTGTAGTTGAGCATTGGCAAATCAATATGAATCGATACAAGGCGTTTTCATCGCCGTTTGGATTTATAAATATAACCGCCTCGAATTGCCCACCACCAACATTTGTCACAGGTGTAGATACCGAAATCAAGGCATTTGTACTCGTTGAATTTATAAGGTCAATAAATATGATGTCGTAATTCTCCCACGGGTCTATGCCATTGTTACTGGTATCAGTCCGTATTACAACTAATCCAACGCCTTGCGGTGCAACACCTGCGCCGTCATATCCGCTATAATTAAATGTAATAGTAGCACTTCTGTTTACTATTTCGCTGAGGTAGTCGGTCGTATCTGTATTGCCGTCAATGATAACAACTGGTGCAAATTCTATTTCAACATTTGGGTCTATATCGTTTTCGCCATAGAACTCAAACCTGCATTTTATATTGAAAAAATCCCGAATAAATGTACCCGTAATTCTTTCAATTGTCATTACGAAAGATGCATACCGACTATTTACATAGACGCTATTATCGAAGTCCTGATTCAAATCAACTGGATTACCCATTGAATTCCGAAGCAACCATTTCGGGTTTTCATTAGGTAAATTATTGGGTTCGTCTAAGGCGTCTGCCATTAATACGAACTCATAACTAAATTCTAATGTCAATCCATTATTCGAAATAGTCAGCGTTACGTTTCCATTGCGTTGCGATTCCTGAAACCCGTACCAGTCCATTGCATAAACGCCGTCGGGTGCTATGCTATCACATACGGAATATCTGAACCCATTTGTAGGTACTCCCGGGAAGTTATAACGCCACACGGGACTATTGGTAAACATCCACGGTGAAAAGTATATTACCTCGTCTTTAACAACGGGGTCATTCAATTGCTGAACAATTACCAGTACTTTCCTTTCACCTATCGCTCCGGCAGTTATGGTATCACAGCTCGTATCGAAACTGTTGTTATCAAATACAATTACATCGTTTATGTCGCCTATCTGCCATGATAGCGTTTCCATTTCACAATAGACCTCATTCCAGTACAGATTAATTATCTGCGTATATCCGTTTGCGTTAATTTTAATTGTACAATTCCGTTCACCCTCTTGGGTTTCATTGGGTGCGTAAATAATTGGAAATTCATGGCAGTGGCAGGAATCAATTACAGCAGTCCATGCGCCAATTTCGGGCTCTACTAAGTCCTCACAACTGCATGCCGATATAGTGAATGTTTCGGATACATTTGACTCGTTGCATATTTTTAGTGATGCGTATCCATCTTTGCACAAATCCCCTAATGATATGCTGGGGTTCTGTAATATGGGAACTGCCATTACGCCAATATTGGCATTAAGAGTACTACCTCCGCCACTGCGTATAAATTCAAATCCGATATAACCTGCGCTATTCACGGGGAAATTCGGTAGTGCAGTTACATCAAATTCAATAATAAAAGGCGTGGTGCAATATCCTGAAATCGGCGTACTCGGGGCGGTCGTAATAGTTACCTGTAATCCCGTTGTGCTCAATACGTTTATAGCCGTAATATTCGTGGCGCAATTGCAACCCGTGGTATTAGGTATTGATACCTCGATTTCTCGGGATTGTGACTGCCCGGGCAATATCCTGATTTCGTGTAAATCTGTTTGAATTATGCAACTCATAATAAATTATTTGTTTTTTATACCGTGCCCGTACATTCAATATAGGGCTGGCGTGAATTTAAACTAATTACGTATGATTCGATTCTGCCTACTCTGCCATCAGGTAAAACCAACCTCCGGCGTGGAACTGCATCCCTGAATCTCTGGCATGTAAATTTAACCCTAATTGTAAACCTGTGGCGTGCGTACTGCCTTGTTCGTGGGTCATTGACAATGAATTGGTCATAAAGTGAGCCATTGGGTTGTGCGATGCTATTAATATAGTCGGGGCTATCCCTTCTAAGACTGCCTTGCAACCATGACAATTTCCATGGTCTGTTGTGGTCGCCTTGGCCGTAATTCAATACCTTGGCGTTATTAATTCCTGATTGCCTGTTCCATATTATTAATTTAGGAACACTTGTAGTACCTTTCTCCATCAACATGTAGTCCTGAGTTGCCGACAATCTACCTAACAATATAACGTCAGGGAATATAAGGGCTTGCCACCAACTAAGTGCATCGTATTTAATCTGCGGTCTCATATCATCATTACGAACCCTGACCGGTGCAAACGGAATACTTATTTCGTTCCTGCCCTCAAATGCCGGGTTGTTACCGAATTGCTGGTAATCGACTTCAATACGGTATTGCTTCAATATGTCATTCCCGACTTCCTCCCTGCCATCCTCTGCGAATTTAATAAGAGTTGATGCGTATGGTTGTTCAGGGCTGGGGTCATAGCATGCTTGAACAAGTATGTCTTGAAACTCATTACGGGCGTCAAAAAAAACACGTTGGGATTCGAGGAAATACTTATCTTCTAAATATATTACGCCACCGCTAACAAACCAACTGCCATTAATTGTAACGGCTAATTTATCAAGCAATTCCGCAACCGTCCAAGGCGGTAAGTTTTCACCTATGATTGTAGGTGGATTTGACATGCCGTTGTTTTCAGGCGCATTGAGAATGCATGAATCATATCTACTTGAATTAGGATTTTGAAAAATAGACGATACGATTTGCGCACCTACTATATTTCCTGCTATTTGCAAATAATATCTTACGAGTGGGGATGGGTGCTTTTCATCACAGGAAATTATGAATTGTGCAATTAGTTTTAATAGGTCGTAAACCTCTTGAAATACAATTAGGGGGTTGTTAAATAGGTTTTGGCAATTAGGCGGTATAAGATTAGGGTAGTTTATATTCGGCATATTAATAAGCGGAATATTCGGTAGCAGGGGTAGTGAGTTCCAAATCTGAAAAAAGAAATTCAGTACGTTTACAATTGCAGTAATAATCCAAATCAATGCCGTAACGATTGCAAGTATTGCAACAATTACAACACAAACGGCAAGTAGAAATATCGTTATGCTCGCTATAAATGCAAGTAATGGTATCACTATGCCATTTAATAAAATCAACAATAAACACGCCGCAGCAATAATGAAATGCGTAATAAAATTACTCCGGTTCTCTACGCAATAATTAAACTTTGGTATCTGATTTGGGTCTGAAAAAAATGCGGGTTCATTTATCTTCTTAGCCCGTACATCTCGCAGTATTTCGGCATCGGTATCATTCGCTACGAGGCGAACCGTTACGAAGCATTCACCATCGCAAAACCGGATGTCGTTTGACGTAATTTTATACGTCATTGGCAGAAAACTATTACAGCAATCATCCCAAATGCGAACCTGTATGCTGTTCTGAAATGAGTTCACGGGTTCGATTAAGATACTTTTTATTATCTGCCAGCCCGCTCCATAAAATATCAATTCCGTACTGAACTCGGATTCCTGCGCAAGATTTTCATCACCAAGTTTATTCTTTATTGTGGTTTCATTTAATCCATCAATCCTGCCAACAACGGGCGAACCATTAAGATATACTCGTTTCATTTCAGTATCAATATGGCTTTAGGGGTTCGCAATTATCACTATCTTCGACTTCATCCCATATCTGCATTTCCTTAACGGCGGATTTACGAAGTAGGATGTTTCCAACACCTCCACGAAATATACCGCATTGGTCATCTTCACGGGTAATCGTTACATATATTTCAACCGTGTCTAACCCGTGGGCTTCACGAAGTGCTTGTGCCATGAGCTTTAATTCCAATACCAACTTTTCCGTATCTACCTTTTCCATCTCCTGTACCCTCCGTCATTATCGGTTCTACTCGTGTTGTAAATTGCGTTCACAATCCGGTCGGCTTCACGCTTAAATGTTGGTACTTCTTTTCTGCGGATAGCGTTTACAATATCTCTATTGCCCGAATTTGATGCACCCGGAACTGATAGAGTACTCATGAAATTTAGTAATCCGGTATCAATACGCTTCGACACGAACAGGTCAGAAGCCCATCGGGATTGAGTTGCGGTAATGCGTCCGTCAAATACATTGTCGAGGTATGGTGCGTGCTCATTTACCTTCTTTGTCGGCATAATCATTTCACCGGGCATAAGAAGCGCACGGCTTCCGTCACCATCAATGTAAGGTACGCTATCTTTGCCTAATTGGCCGCCCTTAACACGCTTTGTTCCCTCTGCGTAAGGGTTCGGACGCGTTGCAACAACAACCGCCTGTGCAAGTCCGTTGCCTATAATGAAAGGTGACAACGCGCCAAATGTTGTCAAGTTCTTTGCATTGGCCAGTGCCAAAGCGGTTTGAATCGCTATCTCTCCCAATGTAGCAAGTCTATTGGTTTCAAATTCCTTCCGCTTGAGTGCTTTGTATTGGACTTGATACTCTTCCTCAGTTAGTATTCCATTACGCCGGCTTTCCTCGAGGTCTATTCCCTGCTTTTCGAGTGAATTAAATTGTAGTTGAGACAACGTAATTGCAGTGCGTCCAATCATCTCGTATTGCTGGAGTTGGACTGCCATTGACTCTTCGTTTTGCGCCCTGATTTTGTCGTTCGCCTCTTTATTTAATCTTGCCTTCTCATCCTCCATTTCGGCATAGCCCTGCTCAACAATGTTCATTAATTGCAACTCCTCTAATGCAAGTCTGGCGGTGTCCTCCATTCTTTCATCTGCGCCCTTACCTAATCCCTTGGCAAATTCCGGCTCTTCTACGCCTGCAATACGCTCAGGTATGCGCTCAGGTGCAAGCATCCATTTGCGCAGTTCTTTTTGGGATTTTTCTCTTGCCCTTGCAATGGATTCAATTGCTTTTAATTCCTCATTGCTCAGCTCTACCGACTTGCCCTTTATGCTAACCTCTCGCTCAATGTCGTTTATTGCCAATAGTGTTAAATCTCTTGTCTTGCGTTTTGTTTCGAGTTCAAGTACAAATTGTTCCGTTATGCCTTTGTCGCCAAACATACTGGCTTGACTCCTCTTTATTCGTTCATCGCCCTGTTCAACTGCATCTGCGTATAATCCATATGAACGCCTTAATTCCTCGCTTACCTCCTCTGATGTTAAACCCGATTCTTTAAGTAGTTTAACCCTATTTTGTATTTGGTCATTAATTCTTTGCCCGGCTTCGTCAAGCAATACAGCACGTTGGGCTTGAATCACACGGGTTTGATATTCTCCCCACTGACCAGTAGCCATTGCAATACTGGCATCAAGTACATTTACAAGTCCGGTAAGCATCTTAATTGACGCCTCGGCAATACCGGTATCTCCAACGGTTCGCATGAGTCCCGTCCATGAATTTGACAATCTGTTTATTTCGGCATTGAGTGACTTGCTCGCATCTACACTATCTTTTGCAAATGTTTTTGTCAACTCTTTTGAAAATCGTGGCAGAAAGTCTTTGGCTAATACTTCGCCTTGCTCAAGCATCTTGCCTAACTGCTGTTCGGTTACACCCATCGCTTTGCTTGCAATTGAGAACGCCCCTGGGATTCTTTCCCCTAATTGACCTCTTAATTCCTCTGCCTGGACAGTGCCTTTTGACACCATTTGCTGGAGTGCCAAAAATGCCCCGCTGGTTTGGTCGGCACTTAATCCCATTACGGTAACAGCCTGACTAACGGCTTTAAATGTTTCCTGTCCTTCAAGTATTTTACCGCCTGACTTTACATACGCACCAATGAATTGAGTATAGGCCTGTGTTGTTGAATTGATTTCCAATCCTAATTGTTCTGCAATGTTTGTTATGAATTGCATTGAACGCCCTGCCTCAGTTTCGCTACCTGTAATCGCTTTTAATTGTCGTTGGTAGGAATCGAATTGAGCCTGAACCTTTATTACTTCACGCCCGAATTGAATAACAGACCCAATCGCGAATGCCCCGGCTACCATACTACCAACACCTTTAAGGGAGTTTTGGAACTTGCCAGCCTCGGATGTATTGGATTTTAACGCTTTGTTTACACTATGACCTGCCTTGTCTGCACCGGATTTTACTTTGTCAATTTCCTTTTGCAATCGTTGCATTGCAATGATTATTCCCTGTTGTGATTTCGGGTCAGATGTTTTTTCGTATGAGGTTTTTAATCTTGCAAGTGATGCATTTAGCATACCTATGCGCTCATTTTGCTTTCTCGTGGCTTCATCATTTGACTTCGAAGCCTTCTCTCCTGCCAGTCCGGCACGGCGGTAGGCATCCTCTAATGGGACGGGGTTTGCTGTGAGTTCAAAGGCGACTTGCATAATGATGTAAAGTTACGAAATATATTAACGCCTTTTTAGTCGCTCAAATTCTTGGCGTTTGCGTTCGCACAACTCCGTGTATTCTTGCCGGCGCGCGTAGTAGGTTTCAGAACTCAATCTTTGTAATGCTTCAATTTGCAAGGTGTCGCCTTCACACATCGAGTATTCGAGTTTGTTTAAGTCGTCAAAATACTGCCTTATTTGCCCGAAGATAGGCTTGCGGTAACGTATTCGCTCGTCACCCGTTTTGCTATTTCCTGCATCTTTAAATAGGTCTGGAAATCGGTATCGGATATATTCGATATGCTTGGAATGCAGTGCCTGACTAAATTCGCAAAAAAAAACCCTGATGATGAGTGCGATTGCCAGTATTCAATTTTGCGCTGTTGAATTGATGGTTGGTATTCGTTTGGCTTCTCGTCGGGAAACATAACGTAAACACAAGCCAATTCAAGCCAACACTTGAGCGGTGCGCACATCGTTAGGCGGGCTTTGGTTTCGTGTAGAACGGATGCGATTGCACCGATTTGCCCTTTGTTAAATAGTTCAATGCATTCATCTGTGCGCTGTGCGAGTTCATCGTTATCAATTGCACGGCTGGATTGAATGATTGCGAGTTCAGCTGGTATCATGCGATTGCGTGGCAATAACGCAGGTGATTTGCCGTCGCCGAATACTTTCCATTCTACTCCGTCTGGATCCGTCACGAATCGAACGGTATAATTATCTTCACCCTCGGGATGAAGGCGTTCGGGGTAGATAAGGTTTGCAAGTTGTCGGCGGAGTTTTGGTAGCATGAGGCAAATTTAGTTATATTTGTAATTCATTAGGAAATAAAATGAAAAACAAAAAACGCACGGTAATTACCAATCTGCCAACACGTCTACCAATTATGCAGACCGTATTTTACGGATTTATGCTTCACTATTTTGATGCGCACCCTATATTGTGGGGCGTTAACATCGCATTCTTTGCAATTGCGTGGGTCGTATTATTCCTTTCAATGCTCGATGAAGTTAAGGTTAATCTCGATGATAAAGATTCGATTGAAGAGGCTAAGACCCCGTTTGCTGAAAGATTAAAAGGTTTATTTAAACAGTAATGAAAACACTACTCACAACATTACTAATCACGCTCACCCTGTCCGCTTGCAAACAACAGCGTTGCGGTGAATGCACAACACGTTGTATAAATAACAACGGATTAGTTTCCGAAACGAAAACCCGTATGTGCGGGGATGAATATTTGGAAATCAAAAACAACCCGACCAAGGGTGGTTATGGTGGAATAACGGGTAGTCAGCCCGTTTGTAATACGTATTGCGAATGATACGCACAAAAGTAGTACACTCAACATCGAAGCTGGCGTGGAATATTGTCGGCACGAAATTAGGCGGTAAATACAAAATTGCTATTGTACCGTATGTGCCGTCTGATGATAAGGATGTAAATGAGGCGAACATGAATTAGGCGAAAACGCACGCCGATTATATAAGCAATGCCTTTAATTTATGGGCTGATGTAATCAAACTCACTTCCACTTAACAAAGTCCTTTAGGCTATCCCATAGGAAGTATCGCTCGCAATCGAATAAGTGCCCTCGCATCTTATCGGGTATAACTATTCCGTCTTTGTCGTCACGTCCGCATAATTGATTGTCTTTTATTAACTCTTTACATTGGGGGTGAACGACAAAATCTAATTTGGTCTTATCCGAAGCCAGTATTGAATTACAGAGTAGATTCGAATCCCGGTGCAACGGGTTCTTACGCCGTATAATCAATTGATTTTCGCCTACGCCATATTCCGATAGCATTACCCTATACGACGTCTTACCCATCTCGAGATGCGTTCCAGCGTGTCCCATGGCGTCACCACCCAATACGTATCTGTGCGTATCGGGATAGCGACTTTTTACCATCCGACATACCATCGGGAGATCGCCATTTTCAAGAAATACCTCGTCATAGATCCCGGCAAACTTGCGCTCGTTCGTGAGTTTGCAAATCAGAGCCGTACCGGGGGATTTGTTGAAATCATGATATACATAAATGAGTCCGTTGCCCAATTCAAACGGACGGATATGCCTTGAATTATCCCAATTATATAGCCACAGGTTACCCGGTGGCATTTCCAAACTGCCTTCATAATCCCGGCGGAAATTGACCGGGTCTTTGTTGTAGTCGATAAAATCAGGAGGTAGCGTATGGTTTTCAGTTGTTTTGCCGAAAACCATTGCGATTTCCCGATCTTTGGGCATTATCTCGTCACGGATTTTGCGCAATTCAGATAATGAGGTCGGGTGATTCGGCGGCGTCCCGGTAAATAGCATTTGACACTTAACGCCCAATCGGGAATACAACTCCCCCCGCATCCTATCCCTGAGCATCCGGCGAACTTCGGGGATATCCATTAATCCGTATTCGTCAATCCAGGCAAAATCGAACTGCGCACCCTCTACGGCTTCGGGGTCGCTGAGTGTCTTAAATATAGTATATGAACCCCATCGCCAGGTTATAATGCTACGGGTCGATACGTTGCCGGAAAACGGTTGAATGTCCTTCCATTGAGGCATTTTGCCAATAACAAAATGAACGCCCTCAATTAATCCCTTTGCTTTGCATTGCCGAATCAGCGCAGGCATAGTAGATATGCCCATAATGGTTTCGGAACTTGCGCCCATGAAGGTTACAGAACCTTTTACGCAGGCATGGCTGATTAATATATCAGCACCGATATGTGATTTACCACAACCTTTTCCGGCTACGTAAAACACCTCTTTGCGTTTGGCTAATTGAAGTTCAGCTAATACACGCTGTTGAGAATAGAAATAGGTTGTGTTACTTTGGCTCTGCATCCCGTGCCTCCATTACCTCTTTGGCAACTTCGGGGCTGATATTAAATATAATTGGAGGCGGTTCAGGGGTGCGAAGTTCACCACTATGCTCAATTGCTGTGCGGTCGCCGTATTTTTTGGGAAGTAATTTTGAGGCAAGCCATTTACGGGAATCAACACGAAGCCTCGATCGGTTTACAAATTCCCTGTTTTCAATTACGCCACCTTCTGTTATTAGGTTATCACCGCTGGAGTCGTCAGATATTTCAAGTATTTGCTCTGCCAGTGTTTCGGCTTGCATTTCTTTCGCGCGCGCGTACTGTTTTTCAAAATCATCGTAAATGCGAATCCACATAAACAGTGTTGCAACACTTGGCATCCAGTCGTTTTCAGCAATGATTTTTTTAATTCCAATTTCTGATTCAGCGATTAATTCACATATCCTATCCCCTAATTCGGGGTTGTAATCCATGGGTCGCTTCAATCGTTTTGCCATGCCTCAAATTTACGAAAAAAAACTATACCTTTATCGCATCATGAAAAATCAGTATAAAATCATCATCAATCCGATGGGTGCGGTTCGTACTACTCAGGCTGGTAAGTTCGCAGACAAGCGATATCATCGCTATCGGGATTACAAGACAGAACTGCGACTACTCTTGAAGCAGGTCGGGATTCATAAGTGCCCTTCTGCATTCTTTATCAAGTTCGTTTTGCCGTTTCCTGTGTCTTATACCGACCGAAAAAAGGACTTGTTACGAGGCAAACCGCACACACAAAAGCCTGATTTAGACAACCTTGTGAAAGGTTTTATGGATTGTTTTGGAACGGACGATTCGGGCGTGCATTGGATTCGGATGTCAAAAGTTTGGGGCGATGAAGGCAAAATAATTTTGGGAACTGAATAATTTTTTTGAACTTTGTAGTTCAAAATGCGGGTCAGAGCGCATTCACGATTTAACTTCCCAAAGGCATAAACCTCGGTATAAGCAACTCTGACTGCCTGTATTGGGGTTTTTTATTTAGAGGTATGTTATGAAAACCGTTACACAAGAAATTTATAGTTGCGACCATTGCAAGAAATGGTATCGTCAAAAACACTTTTGCGTAAAGCACGAAAAATCATGTAAGAAAAATCCTGAAAACCATAGGGCTTGCCATGATTGCGTTCACTTAACAAAGGAAAGCACATATATTTGTGAAGGGTATAATTTTACTGAAGGCGAAATTGAGAGGCAGGTTGATATTTTATTCTGTAAGAAGAAGGAATGCTTTATACACCCACCATCTGTTGAGCACAAAGGGAATGCGTTTGATACCGGAGATTATGAAAATCTTCCAATCCCAAAGCAGTGTGAATTTCAAACATCTCATTTTGATTCTCTTGTTCCGTTCCCAAGTATTGATAATTTGTAATGGATAATATTGTTATCTTTGCATCACCAGCAACGCTGGATATCTGGGTCAGAGCGGATATAAAAGAATTTCCTTAACAGGAAACCGAACCCCTTTGGATAGGCAACTCTGACTGCCTGTTCTGGGGATAACTATGGATTGCTTATGAGTAAAGAGGAACTTGAACTTGAGGCAATGAAGAATTTCATACAACTAAAGTTTATGAACTCCGACCTTATAAAACGCAGGATTGAGTATGACTTGCAGATTGACCTTGAGAAGGCATTTTTTGAAATTCAATCTGAATTTACCGCACTTGGAAATGGCAGGTTTTTGATAAAGCGTGTAATTCGAACTCAGTGTCCTAATGGATTGGCTCATGATGGTCGGTTTCAGTCTTCTATTATTAAACTACTTGAAAATGAGGGCATTGATACTGAAACATACGAACCAGGTAAAGCCTTACCAAAGCCTTTGGAAAGCCTTGCCAAAGCCTTGCCAAAGGCTCATAGTCATAGTAATAGTCTTAGTAATAGTAATAGTAATAGTAATAGTCAGAGTATAAGTAATAGTAATAGTAGTAGTATAGGCGAAAAAATTGAAAAAAAATCAAAGCGAATAAAGCCTAAAATGACCGATGATGAATACGGCAGGATGATGATTTCGAAGGGCTTTAAATGTTACGGTGAATTTGGCAATGTTTTTCTTAGTGAGAAAAATGTAGAGGATGCAATTGAAAAGGTTGGAACATTTGTATTAAAGCGTGCGACTGAAAGCCTTTCTGCATACAAGGAGTTAAAGCCTGATGGTGCTCAGCATTATACCAAGGACTATGCTGTTATGTGTTCATGGGTATTCGACAAAGTCAAACTTGAGATGCAGAAAGAGGGATTGAATTGGCGTGAGTATTGGGGTAGAGAGATGCGAGAACGAGAAAACGCAAAGGCAAAATTGCAAGCCCCATTATTTAACTAAGAACAAAATGGAACTACTTAACGGCAAGCGAGGCGAACAAGTGCCCGCCTTGCAATTCAACATACCGAAAGACCTCGAAGCGGAATCAGCCGTACTTGGTGCTTGCCTACTCGAAACAGAGGCATTAATTCAGGCAGTTGACATTCTTACTCCGCAAATGTTCTATGACGGGCGCAATATGGCGGTTTTTAAGGCGATGGTGGAACTTTACGCACGAAATGAACCCGTTGACCTCGTTTCTGTAAATAGTGTCGTGAGAAGCGCAGGAATCGCAAATATGACATCGAGTGAAATTGTATCTTATTTGATGCATTTGACTTCGGGCGTTTCAAGTGGTGCGAATATATCATTCCATTGTCGATTTGTAGCCGAGAAGTACATACTGCGGTCAATGATGCAGTTGGGTGGCTGGCTGGTAAAGAAATCGACCGAGGACAGCACAGACCCGTTTACGCTGTTATCGCAAACCGAGGATTTGGTATTTAAAGTTGCAAGGCAAAATGCAAAGCAGGACATCGTACCGATTGCCAACCAAAGTGCGGATTTTCTAAAAAGTCTTGAGCAAAAGATGGCACAACCGAAATCAATTATCGGTCTGACATCAGGCTTTCCAACTTTGGATTTTATTACCAAAGGATTCAGACCAGCGGATCTAATTCTAATCGCTGGCAGACCTGCGATGGGTAAGACTATTCTCATGATGAACATCGCACGGCACATGGCAATGAGTGAAAATAAACGGGTGCTGGTATTTAGTCTTGAAATGACTCGTGAGCGATTGATGGGCAGAATGATATCTGAAATAACGGGCATCCCTGCGACCTTGGTTGAGCAAGGCATGATTGACAGGGTTCAATTTAGTCAGATTCACGAACTCGTAGGCAAAATATCAAAATCAAACCTGATAATTGATGACAGCAGTAATTTGACTATAAGTGAAATCCGAACCAAGACCCGAAAAATAATGCACGAAAATGGATTAGATGCTGTGTTTGTCGATTACTTGCAAATAATATCACCGCCTCTCAATGATGGGCGTATGCAACCAACGCAGGTAATTGATGAGATAAGCAGAGGGTTAACAACGCTGGCAAAAGATTTAAAGATACCTGTGTTTGCAGTATCGCAGTTGAGCCGAGCCAATGAGCAACGTGCGAACAAACGACCGAGTTTATCTGACCTTAGACAATCTGGGCAACTTGAGCAAGATGCATCGGTTGTAATATTTGTTCACCGCCCTGAGTTTTACAATGAATTTGAAGATGAGCGAGGCGAATCGACACGAGATAAAGCATATTTGCTTATGGCAAAGCACAGACACGGTGGATTGGATGATGTTCGGGTGAACTATGTGCCTACTTGTTACAAGTTCGTGGATGAATCGAATCATCCAGATATAAACGAAACCCGCCCTAAATTCGCACCAAGCGAGCGATTTAAGGACTATGCGGATATAATTGAACCCGAAAAAGACAATGAAATACCGTTTTGAGTATTTTTTGTGAAAATTTTTCTCCCTCAATATCAATGAGTTACAAAAAAGATTAGATTCTTTTGTCGGGCGTATTGAGAAAAGATATACCTTTGAGTATTCAATTAAACAATCACATTATGGCAACTTCAAAAACATTCATCAGCGGTTCGGGTACAAAGATAACCACCAGCGACAAGGCAGAAATCAAACGCCTTCGGGCTTGTGGTTGGCAGGAAGCAAAACCTACTAAGCAGGTTTATGCGAAGGGGCTTGAGTCAGGCAATTCATTTTTAAAATAACCATGACATTCCCAATCGAAATATCCAAAGACACCTACCTCATCGCATCCTATGCAGAAATGATTCTATGCAGTCATTATGCAGGCACATTTGAGGTCAATCAAAACGGCATATTAATCTTTAAACAATCATAAAATGACAACACACTGGAAAAAATTAACCAATCCCGATTATTTCGGTTCACACGACCTAATCAATCCCGACGGCACGTACCGAGAAATTACCGTAAAGATTAAATCGGTTACAATTAAGGAAATCGTAGGTGATGGCGGTCGCAAGTCGCAGAAAAACGTACTTGTAACTTACGAAACCAATCCAATTATCCTAAACAATATCAATCAGCGCACGATTCAAAAGGTGCTTAAAACACCGTTCATTGAGCAGTGGAAAGACAGGCAAATAGTAATTGGGGTTGATACAAATGTTAAGGCATTCGGAGATGTATGCGATGCATTACGAGTTCGCAACCGAGTTGTAAATGAACTGCCACAACCAACCTACGAATCCGAAATAAAAGCAATATCGGAGGCAAAAGACCTGAATGAACTCAGCGCATTATGGAACGCACTGGATGCAGGTGGTAAGGCAGTATGTTTAACGGCAAAGGATTTACGTAAAAACGAATTAACGAAATGATAGAGCACAAAGTAGAGCAAGGCACGCCAGAGTGGCACAAATTGCGAATAGGACGGATTACATCGTCACGAATAGCCGACATTATGAAGGCTGACAATTTAAAAGTGGTCGATGCGCTGATATACGAGCGCAGTTGCCCAGATGATGC